TTACGTATTATTCGTGCCTTCCTTATTTTTACTGTGGGACATATTTGGGACAGAAGTACCAAAAATCGAGTCAATTTGTCGAGCATGTTCAGTCAGGTGATTTGGTGCCAGATGAGCATATCGGCGAACCATTTCGATAGACTCCCAGCCACCCATTTCCTGCAATACCGAAATCGGAACGCCAGCCTGAACTAACCAACTTGCCCACGTGTGCCTCAGGTCATGAAAACGGAAGTCTTCAATGCCCGCTCGTTTTAATGCTGCCCTCCATGCAGTATTAGCGTCATAGCGCATCTTCCTCACTACAGGTGATTTAGTTCCGTCTGGTTTGGTGCTGCTTTCCTTGTAGACGAACACCCATTTGTGATGATTGCCGATTTGCTTTTTCAGCACCCGGCAAGCGGTATCATTCAGCGCCACTCCAATGGCATGATTAGACTTGCTTTGTTCCGGGTGTATCCATGCCACCTTTCGTTGCATGTCTATCTGCTGCCACTCCAGATTGATAATGTTAGACCGCCTTAAGCCAGTAGAAAGCGCAAACTCTACGACTGACTTTAGCGGTTCCTGGCATTCATCAATCAACCTTTTTGCCTCGTGAGGCTCAAGCCAGCGGATACGCTTATTTTTCGGCTGAGGAACTTTGATGATCGGAGCCTTATCCAGCATCTTCCATTCGCGTTCAGCAGCCCGGAGGAGTGCCTTAATGAATGAAAGGTGAGTTGCTTTTGTAGCTACTGCTGCCGGCTTAGGCTTGAATACCGGAGGCTGCTTCCCATTCTTCCTGCAAGCTTCATCCATTAACTTCCAGTTTTCCTCATGCCGCCGATTAGTTATCTTCTGGATGGCGGAGTAAATCTTCGTCTCGGTAATATCCTTCAACTGCATTCCTGCAAAATGCTGGAGCCAGAATCCTATCCGACTCTTGTCATCATCCAGCGACTTCTTATGCGCCTTCTCCTCTAACCACCTGACACAGGCCCCCTCAAAAGTCATGTCAGGCGTCTCTCCTAATTTACTTACCCTCCATGCTTCTGCCTTCAGCTTGTCATGAAGCTCTGTGGCCTGCCTTTTGTCCTTTGTCCCAAGAGACTGCTTAAATCTTTTGCCGTTCGGCAATGTGAAACTGGCGTACCAGGTTTCACCTCTGCGGAATAGTGACATTTCAGTTCCTCTGTTATGTCATCACCCGCGCTCACCTGGACAGTATGCAGCGGAGATTGAAGTGCCGCAATGCAGGCTTGTCGTGTGGTGAGGTAAGGGGATTTCGGTTTGGTGGGGTCTTTACGTGTTGCCTGTAGTCGGCCTGTGCGAATCCAGTTGGTGGCGGTAGGTCTGGATATCTTGAGAAATGCACAGGCCTCATCAAGTGTGAGGCTGTGTGATTCCATGTTTACTCCGCTGTTTCTTCTTCGTCTTCTTTTGCGTTAGCGATGTCGTAGAATTGCCCGTAAGTTATTTTCTTGAATGCATCAGGGATAACAACTACGCCATGCCTTTCTTCTTTGTTATTTGGTATTGCAAAAATAAGACAATCATCGCGTTGCGGGTGCTTGCCGCCGTACGTTGATAACATAACGAAACCAAAGCCACGGCCCGATTGACCACCAATTCCTGTACGCATAATCCCGTAGTGGTTGGTTATGTAGTAATTCCATTCAGGCAAGGATTTTAGCTTGGCGTTAGCGTTATGCATGATTGCATCCAGCTCTTTGTTGTATGCGCGGCCTTCCTTTGTGTTTCCCTTTCCTCGCGCTATCACAACTCTCTTCCCGTCCAAAAAATCCTCGCGTTTGATTGTTATCTGGCATGGGAATTCATATCCTTTTTCCCAAACGAAGCTTTGTAGAAGTCCGCCTTCTCCACCCCAGCTACGGGCTGTAGTCCATGCGATTGCGCCAACCTTTTCAGCGGCTGTGGTTAGGATTGAATTTCGTTGATCGTTAATGGTGTCGTATGACTGGATAAGCTCCTTAACATCCTCACCCTCTACCATGTAGTAGTCGTAATATTTGCTCTGGCCTGACATTTATTGTCTCCAATAAAAAACCGCCATCAGGCGGCTTGGTGTTCTTTCAGTTCTTCAATTCGAATATTGGTTACATTGTTTTCATATATGAATAAATAAATTAGCTTTTTTCGTTGCCTTTGCGTTCCTTATTAATTCTGACAAACTCGTTTTTACCACGCTCTCCAAATGCGTCTTTAGAGTCGTTGTATCCGCAATCGCAGCACACATAATCTCCAGACCATCCACGCATTGTTTTTTCTTTTGCAATATTTCCAGAACCGCATTTTGGACAAGACATATCACTACCTCCAAAGCATGAGTGAGATGACAACGTAACATTGATTGGAGATTAACAATAGATTGCTGATGTAAAAGATATGTATAAGCTTCGCTTTCAAAGTGGAGGCTCTGGTAGCGGCATCCAGTGGGTTACATTGCTAATCAGACCATATTCATTAGTTTGAGGATGGTTGCCGCTATCGTCTCCGTATTTAAGACTCTCCATAAAGCCATAATGCCTATCCCCATTAACGCTCACAAAGCCGTAATAAGCTGGCATAACGCCGATCTCACACGTAACCAGTAAAGGAAAACTAGTTCTCCAATTTAGCTCGCCAATTACAGGCATTCGCTCACTACAGCTTATCCAACCATCCGTAATTACCGGAGAGTTGCCGGGTTCTTTAATGTGCAAGCGAGGCTCACCATCTTTTGGTTCAGGCCACTGGCGCTCCATGTTAATCTTCAATTTATCTTCCATAGCAGCGGTAATTTCAGCATCGCTGATGCCAGCACGGCGCTGTGCATCCCACAACAGAAACTGCATATCAGCCCACTCGCTAAGATCGTCTGGTTCGGCTGCGGCTTCCAGTGCCTCTTTTGAGAGGTGTTTCAGTGGACCAATGGGGCCAACGCAGCCAAATGTGGAGTCAGACCATTTGGCATGCTCGTGGCGAATCTGTTCGCGTTTCAGTGATGCCAGTGCAATCCGCGCCAGTTCCATTTGTTCGCCACGGGTAAGTCCGTTTTCAAGCGGATTTTTAATGAACAATTCAATACGTTCTTTGGTAATAGTGGTCATGTGTTACTCCTTAACCCGCAGTGCTTTCAACTGACGAGGGGAACAAAATCTTTTCTTCAAATCCGGCATTCATATCATGGACAGCAACACACCAATCCATTGACGAACGATTATCAAGAGCCTCCATGATTTCATCCATGCGGCGTAGGTCATACAGGTAAATGCTTTTATCGCCAATGGTGTAAAAACCAATTTTTTTCGGTGACGGGCAGCGATCAAGAACGTTCTGTAATTCGCTCAACCATGCCTGTTCCTTTTTTGTCAAAGTTGCCATATCACTCTCCTTTGATGCGAATGCCTGTTGCAATGCTGTTTATGATGCTGTCAGTGCATGGGGTAGAAAGCTGGGCATCTCCAGCAATTCTCATGACCTCAACATCTGCATATCGAATACCGAGGTGTATCAGACCGGCTATACCTGACTTAAGCCGAGCATTTTCCATAAACAGATCCTTTGCCCGCTGTTTTTCTGCCTCAAGCTCAACGCGCAGCTTCCCTACCGTTAGCGCAATATCCTCGTTCTCCTGATCGCGGCTTTTGATGTATTGCCGGTTTCTTTCCCGTTCATCCAGCAGTGCCAGCACGGTTTCTGGTCCGGTCAGAAATTTGAAGGCGTTGAGCGCATCAATATCCACACCGTAATCTTTAAGTTCCTGTTCACTTAACAAGTCATCATCAGCTGGCAACATTAACAGGCGTTCCATTGCTGGAATTGCACGTTCCGCCACCTCACGCAGTGCCTGGTAATTAATTTCGCTCACTGGTTGCCTCCTTTGCGAAGCTGGGCAGCAAAGTCAACTAACCACTCAGTCATTTCAACCTTCCCTACCAGGTCTGAACCAGGGTACATACAGCAATCACTCTGCGCCGCTTTGAAATCCTTATACTCATATTCTTGGGCCACCAGATTTTTTGCAGCTTCTATAGCAGCATCCACCCCCTGCGCCCGGACTTCAGCCAGGAAAGCATCGGTGGCTGGGGTTTCTGGAATGGCGTCTGGAATAACCTCTGAGTAGACGCGTTCCATTGCCGACTCCCATCCGTAGTAACAAGCCGAATAGCCGTCGCGCTGGTAGCCGTGGTCTTCAACTCCACATCCCATGCCCTGGTCATGGTATTCAGGCTGATTGTCGGGATTAATGCAGTATTCAATGACCGACTTCATCCCCGCATTCTCCGCTGCCAGCGCAGTGCACTTGGCCTCAAGGTTATCAATCGTGATTCCAGCAGAACGACACTCCCGCAACGCCGTTTCCAGTTTTGATTCAAGTTCACCGAACTTACGGACAAGGTATTCAGCGTTTGTTTCGTTAACCTTTAAATCTCGTGGGATGCATTTACCTTTCAGAAAACCATCCATCTCAATTAGTGACATTTGTTTCATTTTTTCCCACTCCGAAACATCGCATTCAGATATTTGTTTTGATTTACTGACGGAAAAGAATTTCTCTTAAGTAATTCTTCTCTCGATGGCATTGGTTTTACGCGTTGGCGAATAATCATTTCTGCCGGAAGAATGCCGGGATTGTATGCAAGTCCTCTCATGGTAAATTCCTCAGTCATTACTGATAGCGCCATAGCGTGAGCGGTAATTACGCAGGCGCGGGTCGATATATTCAGGGAAGTGGGTATATGTGGCTTTGCGGAATGGTCGGATTGCTGTTTCGTTTATTCGGTCTTTTTCCTGTTTTTCTGCGAGTTGTATATCGCGTCGGTACTTCCGTTCTGCTTTTGTTTCTGGTGGCAGAGCAAGAAACGCGTCGATATTATTCTTGATATTTTCCAGCACCTCCGATACGGAATTGCCGGAACAGCGGCGTGGGTCATCTGCACCATACAGAGGCGCTGGCATAATTTACTCCAGGGTAGGTTATCCGAATAATGTGGTACGTATAGGGTTATTTCTTTCGTAAACGTGATAGCCTGCTTTTTACCGACTCTTCACTTCGCCCGAGAATTTTTGCTACATTTCTTTGTGTATAGCCTGATGAGATAAGCGTCTGCATTCTTTTGTCTTCGTCGTCGCTCCATCTTGGCTTAATGAATGCCGTTTTTAATGACAGTTTTTTTGCTATGTAATAAAACTGATTTATGTTTAGGCCCAGATGTTCTGCTGCACGGCAAGCTACCATGCGACCGCAAACTGACTCCATCTCCGCTGTAGTTATGTTTAATCTTCTCATTAAGCCACCTGTTTAAGCTCATTTATTCTGATATTCATTACCTGAACGCATTTTGTCTGCTCATCATCGTGACCAGTCAATAATTGCCAGTCGTGCTGGTATCTCTCAATTAGCTTTTTCTTGTCCGTTTCTGTTGCTGCATATTCACTGAATGCCTTAAGAACCTGTTCAGGAGCAGGGGAGGAAGGCGATGATTTAGTTTGCTTAGCAGGTGCTGCATTCTGCTGCTGTTTGTGCTCCTCAGTATCAGCGTCTTTGGCGTCGTCGATACCAAACAAACCGTTAAGGCAATATTTGCGAGCGTAAGAGCTTGTAGCGCCCGTTACCTGAGCTGCATCCATTCCCTTCTTGTTTTCTTCTTCTCGCGCTATAGCGCTTGCTGAATGGCTATTTTCACCATCTGTAATGGTCGCTGTGGCCTTGACGTAATAACGGTCGCCAATCAGCACGATTTCATCACTGATAGACAGGAACAGACCTTTCAGTAGTGGCTTAACACCCTCAAGAATGTCCTCACAACTGCGGTATTTGTATTTACCAAACGAGTTGTACTGATTCTTTGGCGCATTCAGATGCTCCTGAATTTCAGCAAGTCTTGCGTAAAACTCTTTGCTCATGAGTAATACCCCGCAAATTCATCCCAACCAATAATCGGATTTTGCCGTTCTGCGGCTAAGTTGATTTGTTGCTCAACCTCTTCCTCAATTTCAGGAGAGATAAGCGCGATAAATTCTTCGTCACTAAATTCATGCTGCATGATTTCGATTCCAGTCTTCGTCCTGACAATCTTCCCAGCCCATTGCGATTGATGATGCCCATGCGTATGCGGCGCTGTTACCTTCCTTCGTATCCGGGAAGGATGCTTCGTAGAGCTTGTTAAACTCACGATTGCCTTGCTGCACAAGGATGGTTCCGTTAACAGGCACAATAGTCATGGCTCGGCACTCCAGGCTGATTAAGGATGTCTGCCAGCCGTTTCCAGCCAGCGCGTAATTTGCGGGTGATGCGATCTAAAAGTGATTCGTGTAACTGGGAAACGCCCATGCGAGCGCTTCCCGCGATTGCGATAATCATGGGAGTTCCTTATGTTGTGTGTGATTGCATGAGGCTGAGCACTTGAATAAATACTCACTCAGATGCGGATATGAAAAAGCCGCACTCAGGCGGCTGTCGTTTCTTCTTTCAGGCTTTCGAGATATTCACGCGGGTCGTCGTAACACTGGCACTCGCTATACCAATCAATCCAGCGATCATCCAGTTCCATATCTTCCAAATCCTGGTCGGTAAGGCTCTCGTCAAACATCTGTAAACCGTTGGCGTTGCAGTAATCAGGCTTGATGTTGTTGTCATACTGAAAGGCGTCATAATCAGCCAGTGCATCCATCATTCGTACACCTTCTTCAACACTACCCACTTCTACAATGAATGGCTTCATAGGGACTTGCGGGATATGCCAGACACGTAATTTCATATTTCCTCCAGGCAAAAAGAATGCCGCCCATATAGAGCGGCAAGACTATCAAGGGATGATTCTCCAATAACCAGAACGAGTCTTCGTCCTCATTCGGTTACGAGCGATATTGCTCACATAGCAGACTCGTAAATCTGCTATAGGTGCTTATTCGCTTGGTGGTTCAGGTAATGGCATCCAGTGAGTCACTCGCTCATGCTTGATTAAACGCGTGTCCTGCTTTGAGTTCTTTGCCTCAATTACTGGCTTCCTCATGGTGTAAATTCCCGAGAAATTTGAATTGCAAACACAATATCCAAGCACAGTAATTCCGGATTCCGGCATCCGCTCACTACACTTAATCCACTCCATCACTCCTTCCCCAGAGCCTTGCCGATGGCTGCGCGAGCCGTCGCGTACACAGCGTCCCACTCGCTCACGTCATGTTCCATATCGATAATGCTTAACAGAGCCTCGAGAAGCTCAGGAGCTGCACTTGCCAATTTTATTTCCTGCTTATTGGCGTTCTCGGCTGAAAACAGAATGTGACCTTCAGTAACATCGACAATGTAATCTTCATCAACATCCCAATGCGGTATGTCTTTCATATTCACCTCTGTGGCTTGCTGCCAAAAGAAGACAGACTATATAGCCTTTAGTTTTTCCAGCTCTCTGGCAATCATTTCCGTGGTTCTGATTGCCCATTTATCGACAATCTTTCCATCTTCTCTCACCAGAGCCATTTCCTCAGGCTTTACCATACATTCAGCATCAAGCTTGCAGCCTTTGCATTTCACAAAACGACTACACCATTGATTTGTATCAATAGTCGTAGTCAT